ACTTTCTTGAAAATACGACTAAGGCGTAACCACTTGCTTATGTTCTAACTCCCTTTTTCCAGTATAGAGGCCAGAAATTAAGCTGTCAAGCAGTTTCCCCATGGTACCTCCATTTCAAAGAAAGGAAGAGCGCTCCGTTTCCGAAACGCTCTTCCAATTTTCATAATGTCGCGGTCAGGCACTTGTCGGTTCCGCTCAAATGAATCACCGGACTTTTCCGGCTCATCGGCTTATACTCGGCGGCCTGCCCGTACCCACCGTAATTCAGCGCGGCTGCGTCGTTGACAAACAGCTTATCGACAGCTCTCACTTGCCGATTCTGGATGTCAACCCGGAAGAAAGCCTGCTTCATAATCATGGGTAAGTGGGAGTGAGAATGCACGTAGCAATCGGCATCAACAATTCCGGCCATGTCGGCCAGTCGAATTGCTTTCGCGCCTTCCTTGCGTCCGCCTCCGGTACCGTGTGTGGCGTAAATGGTGTAGATCATCTTTTGGTTGTCTCGTCCGTTGGATCGTTCCTTTGCGGGCTTGTTGCCAAACCGCAGGAAGATCAGCATCCCTTCCGGTGAATACTTCTCCTCGATGCCAAGATCTCTGCAAACGAACCGCATCATGTCGATGCCGTCCGTTTTGTACACCCGGTTTTCATGGTTCCCGGTATCGCCTCCGATGATCTTATCCTTGATCGGTTTGAACAGCTCTGTTGCCATTTTGATCTGTTCCATCGGAGGCATGATTTCCGCGTAGACATCCGATACGCCTGTCCGGATCGCCGTGTTCATAATATCGCCGTTTAGAATGCAAAGCCCGTGCGGGTCATCAGCAATCTGATTAACCCGCTCGTGAACAGCGTTCATATCCGCATTTGGGTCTCCAATATGCAGATCAGACAAAATATAAACTCTTGCGTCCTGCCATTCGGTCGGATAATCCGCCGTGATGCAGCGCATTGAGCCACCTCCCATTATTCAGATTCAGGAGGCGATTCCACCGATTCAATCGCAGTATTCAACAGATTGATTTCAACAGCCGGCGTCTGCATCTCATTCACGGCGGCTTCAATCAGGTTGTCGATGATCTCCTCATTCTCATATACGACATCCGGATCAACACCATCCGACAGCGCAAGCCGTTTAACAATCACCTTCGCCTCATTTTTGCGCAGTTCATTATCCTTTTCCAGTTCGCCGTTCTTAACCAGCTGTTCGACGACGCGCACCGCCTTCGCGGCATAGTCCGCAAATAGACTTACAACGCTATCGCCTTGGCCGAAGCTTTCTAGCATATCGCCAACCTTGTCGAATAGCCCGGCAATGCTAGAAAGATCGCCCATCTGCATTTTACCCCTTTTATAAATGTAAATAAGTACGCCGGCAACCACCAGCGCGACAACCAATGCCGCGAGACCGATCCAGTTCGTAGTCAATGTTTCCATTATGATATTTCCCCTCTCAAATTTTATCAGCCCGAAGCTTCCTCTTCCTCAGAAGAATCATCATCTTCGGTTTGATTTCGTTGTCTTGCTTTGAAATATCCCAGAATGCCTTTCTCAGCCACGGAGTTTCCACAGTAGAATCCGATCGCCACCATCATAACGTCGTCTACGCCTTGCTGAAACGCGGTTAGCGCTTCCGCCGTTTCCGGCCTTAAAGCGATCAGCAGCAGCGTTATCAGCCGAAAGGCGGCCCACATGACGGTTACGGCTACCGTAACTCGTTTTGAAAACTGGATATACGGTTTTTTAGGTGGTTTCACATAGAATTCTCCCTTTGCGAGCCAGCATTTGTTCCGCGTTTAGACATATAAGTATCCAGATCGCTCTTCGCTTCCTTCAAACGATCGACACCGTTTCCAGTAATCTCATGCATCAGGATTGCGTTCATGGCGTTCAGCACATGTTCCATGTCGTCATCCATTCGGCGCATCTGTCTGTTTATGTCATTGATTCGCGTGTAATCCCTGGCCTGTTTTTCCTCAATCGTCTTTATCCGTTTTTCCATACCGTTACCACCCTTCAAAAACATATTTTTGAATGCCGCGACACCTTTGTCAATCACGGCTAAAGCAGAGAATATGGCTAGAAGAACGACAACGGTTGTCTGAAAGTCGGTCAATGTCAAGTTTTCCATCACCGACCACCTCAAGACACTTTAGAATATTTACCGGACACCCAAACGATCTGACTGCCGTAAACACCAGCGTGCCACCCATTCGCGGCCGTTGCGATCCATTCCATCTTCGCTCCATTCTCAAGCAGCGCGATCATTCCGTATTTGGTGTCATTACCCTTTCGAATATTGACCTTTCCACCATTTTGACAGCTGATCGTCAGGGTCTTAGCCCAATCAGTCTTAGTAGGTGTTGACGGGGTGGTCGGGGTCTCGGTAGGAGTCTCCACAGCCGGAGCCCCGGTTCCCCACACAGGGCGTCCAAATCCGGCCAGACGATTGTAATTCAACTTGTACTTCTTTTTACACACACCCCCGCCATTGGCCACGACGCCGCTTGCACCACTGGTGTTTCCCTCGACGGTGTATACGTAAGTCTTGTCCACGGCGTAGACTAGCCCGGTATGCTGAATCGTCGATCCGCCGATATCGGTTGACGGATAGAAGAAAATCTGGTCGCCGGGCTGCGGAGTATCAAACAACCGTCCGTTATTCTTGTAATAGCCTCTGCTGTATTTGCAGCCTGCTCCGCAGTTGCTGCTTGCTTTTGTGGGCTGAAAGGTCAACTTAAGCGCGGCTTCTTTACCGTATGCCGTCACGAAGCACCAGTCAACAAATACATCACACCAAGCCACCGACTGTTTACGGCCGTTATAGAAGCCCATTGCGTCCAGGTCACGGGCGTACTTTGTATAGTTAGCACTCCCCGCATTGGCGGTCTTATCATCAAGGTTGCTATTGCTCTTCTTCTCAAGGTAGCCAACTTCGGCCAAAGCCACTTCAATCACTTTGTTGGGATCGTAAGACATACCTTCACCCTCTTTCCCGCTTTTCTCTATTTTAATGGGGTTAGCGAATTGATCATAATACTTCTGACCATACGAAGCTCGCTTAACCTTAACGCTGTCGCTCTGGTTCTTTGGCTTCTCATACTTGGTCAGGACCACGTCAGACGCTTCACGAACGCTTGTCGCGCTCTGTAATGCTTTTTTGACAGCCGAGTAACTCCCAAGTTCTTTAATCAGGAACTGGAGTTGTGTATCGAGATCGCCAATGGAGGAATTTTTCTCCTTGGCGAATATCAGAAGCTTTTCTTTCCGGCTCCAATAGGTCCATTGCGCAAGTCCATATCCGGCGGCATCTCGAACAAAGTTTGTATAAGAACCAGTATCAACGCCGGAGGTATAGCTGTCGTCCGTCATTCCTAGGGATTTCTCATATGTGTTTTGCAGATTCTTTGGATTGAGCGCTGACTCGGCGTAAAGATTTCCCATTAAACCCGCCACCCCGAAGGGGTTCTTGATTTGCTCATACAAGAAATCCCATATTCGTTTTTCGTTCACTTCCTCACCTCCACAAATCTTTGTAATACTTGTCCATTCGCTTAAGTAGCTGATAACTGTTTCCCTTTGCGGCATGGTTTTTCCACGCTTCAAAGCATTCGTCTGCTTTTTCTCGCGTCCGTTCGCCTTTCTTCACAAGGGCAACCAACTTAGCAAGCTTCTTATGTTCGTGCTTCACATTATTTGAGTTGATGGTCATAATGACCTTGCCAGTCTTCGTTACACGAAAACAGAATCCGAGGAACTCAATACCACCGGATAAACGGGTTATGCCGGTCTTCTTCGTGTTGAATTTGCAATCGAGGCTCATCAGCATCTGCGCGAGCCTTGCTTTGCATTCGATTAAATACGATTTGTCGTGATGAATTAAGATAAAGTCATCCATATATCGGATGTAGTATTCGATGTGCAGCACTTCTTTGATGAAGTGGTCAACCGCATTCAGGATACCGATTCCGGCTATTTGGATCATCTGGCTGCCGGGGTTGTACCCGGTTTCGCCATCGTATTGGCCGTCGAGCACGTTTACCGCTTGCTCGTATGACCATCCGTCAATGACCCTTGATATCACACTTGAGCACATAACCTTCGACGCCGTGCTTCCTGTAATATCGCTCCAGAAAGCATTTGAGTCTGTCCCGAGCCTTATCAGGACCCTTGCCTTGTTGACAGGCCATGTTGTCGTAGATAAAGCTTCGGCTGATTCTTGGGTAAATGATATTGTCGTTTAGGCTTCGTTGAAAGACCCGATCCCGAAACGCCACGCTTACAATATCCCGTTCTTTGGGATAGGTAACTTTGAAGTGCTTCGGTTTTCGCTGCTTGTATTTACCCGTTTCAAGCTGCTTTTCCAGTCTCAAGTTTTCTTCGATTCCGTTTAGATAATAGGATGCGGGAGTGTCTTTCCAGCGCACTCCGTGCAGGCATTTCATCGTGGATTCGGTTAAAGCTTCAAAACTGGCGACAGTATCGAAATCTCCTGAGTGTATAGGCTCACTATCACTCGTCGCAATAGAGCCATCTTCGGAGTATTGTTTAGTCATAAGACAGGGCATTCAGCTCCTTGTGTCATTGTCGAAATGCGCCGATTCTGGGAAACGGCCAAATGATTTGAAAACACGACACAATCCGGGGAGAACCGATTCGCATTGTAAGCGTTGTTGTTGTTGACATTGCCAGACGAATTGACATTCCACGTATTGTAGGAATTGCCACGATTAGCACTACGCAAGCGAACATTCTGCGACCAGCCTACAGCCCAAAGAGATTACTGCTCTTCATCAGAAAATCTTTGCATGTCGCTTTTCATCCAGTGATAGGTTCTTTCTCGGATGTTGATCGCCATTCCACCCCAGTATTTTACCCTCTGCCGGCTCAAATGGAATGTGTGATGAGCCAGATCGATTAGCCAAACGAGCCGTTTAAGGCTCTTAATGGCTTCCTTTTGCAATCTTTGCCGATCTCGTCTATCTCTCGCGTATTCAAAAGAAGTTGGGTCTGGAATGATCTCGTTCGCTTCTCGAATATAGAGATAGGCGTTCTTCGCCTGAGCCACGATGTCGTCGGTAAGGGAACTCTGGTATTCGGCAAGAAACACATTCTTGTTCGCGGTGATTTGAATCGTGTATCTGGCCAATTCCTCGGCTTTCATCGCCAATGAAAACTTACCTTCGCCTCTGGCTCCTTCTGGTACTGACATGCTTTCTCTCCCAAAAGAAAGGAGAGGGCCTGCTTATCGAAGCCCTCTCCAAGTCGTGTTGTTTATTCAGCCTCGTAAGGTTCGCCGACGATCTCCTCGTATTCGGCGTCGGTGATCCAGCCTTTGCCCACGGCGTTGTAGACGTAGGTCTTCGGCCACATTCCAGTATCGAAGTATTTCTTCACGAGATTAAATTTCCGGCTCATCAGGAATACCTCCTTCCAGATCGTCAGCGCCCTCTTCCAGCAGTTCCACATCAGCCATCATGGCGATGTAATCCAATGCCGCGCGAGCTTTCGCAAGTTCGTTCCGGGCGTTCTCAAGTTCAGTTTTCTCTTTGATGCCCATGGTGTTCGGAATATACTGAAGCATGGTTGCTTACTCCTTTCTCGCCGCGCTACGCGCGGGATTGTAAGATTAACAGATGACACAAACCGGGGAGAACCGACGCGCAAGGCAAGCGCGGTTGTTGCCGACACCGCCAGACGTATTGACACTCCACGTACTGGAGGAATAGCCACGATCAGCACTACGCAAGCGAACATACTGCGCTGAAGCCTTGTTGTCGATCCCGGTCGTAATCAGGTTTGGGTATGTGCTGTACTGCGCTGCTTTCGTTGCTCTTCCAAGCCTACGCTGCCAATACTTCCAGGACTCGCCTTCAACGCCGGAAAGCTGTGGGTTGATGAACATCTGTTCAAGGCTTGGCAGGAAGAACTTATCGAAGGTATTTACAGATGCGTCAGCGTAGCCTTCCACAGTATTCAACGCCGTAACAACCTTGACAGGCTTGATTTCGGCAAGGAAATCGGCGCTGAAACCGCTCAGGAAGCCCTTCTTGGCATACTGGTCGGGTCGGATATCAAACTCCTCAGAGGGCGTCCACCAGCCGTTTCCAGAGCCGTTCAGATACTTGCGAACCGCAGATGTGTCCCAGCGGTTATGGCCGTATCCGACATTCTGCATGCCGTTCAGGTCGTCATCGCTGCGAAGGATCTGGTTCATCGTTCCGAGATTCGTGCCTTCCGCACCGGAGGCTACTGTGACTGTTTCGATGGGATCGGTCGCGGCATTGGATGCCCAGCTCTTCACGCGCCATGCGCTGGATGCGCTGTCGGCCATCGTTTCAAAGCCGCTGAGTAAACCTCCGGCAGGAACAGCCTGTGTCAGCGTAAAGTTCCAACTGGAGCCGGAGACCGCGCCTTGACTGCCCCACGTATACCCGAATGTAATGTAGTATTGTCCGGCGGCCAACCCTTCCACGCATTTGAGGAAAGCCTGCTGGTGACTGAACTGGACGCCATAAGGCGTGCAATGATGCCATTGCAGGAACACGCCGGGGACCTGTACGCCGCTCTGAAGCTCAACCAAACCGTGATGCACGATGTTCATCGGCACCTGATAGGCGGTCTCATCAGTATTGTGATTCGCGTCATCCATGTCTTTCCACGGA